TTTTACAGTATAAACATGTTCTTATGCTTGATTCTTCCATTTAATTCCATTTAATGTGGTGAAATGGCAGGGAACACCCCCACCATCTCGTTCAACTAATTTATACTAGTCTTAACTTGTACTTACGGCAACTTGCGTTATCTCTACAGTGGCTACTACTTCCATCAAAGTAGCTGCTACACCTGTAAATTTAAACTCTAAACTATCGTTTGTATCATTAGCTGTACATGCTAAAGCCATTGTACCTGTAGACTCAAGTACATCTGTTACAGTTGCTGGAGTACTTAACATACTAGTTGTAACACCAGTCCTATTTAAAATACCGCTAACGTGATAAAATGCGTGTTCTGTACCACCTGCTAGCTCCTTAGCAACAACATCTGCTCTGAATCTCCATGCCATACCATCAGCAATAGTTAAAAGTCCACTATCTCTTAAGGTTAAGACTGTTGGGGTTGCATCTGTTACTTTAGCTCTTAATACTGCTATAATCTGCTGAGCTGAACCTTGTCCGATTCCGCCCGCTGCTGTTGCAAGGTAGTTACCTAAATTAAGAGTTCCTGCGTGTTGTACGGAACATCCATCACCTAATGCGGTTGCTGATGAATGGTTAGCTATATGAAACCTTCCTGCTATCAAACTATCGTCTGCACTACCTGAAACGAGGTTACCGTGTCCCAACACTAAAGTGTCTGAACCACCATCTATAGAGGTATTATTATTACCTACTATTAATATTCTAGTACCGCTAAGTACATTATTTTGACCGACAACCAAACCTTGGTTACTAGTATCGTGCGTCATTGTGTTGCCAGTTCCAAACTGGGCTTGTTTTCCAAATCTATATCCATTTGCCATATTTTTTCTCCGTTTTATTTCAAACACCGAGTCACCGAAGTGCTCACCGATTAAATATTGTGGGGACTTTAACCTGCCCCCAAAGGTTGAGTATTTTAGCCTACACTCAAAGGCTCATCAACCTTAACCTGAGTTACCGTTAATGAAAAGACATCCAACTTCAGGTCGAATAACCTTAAGACCATATCTCATAGACATATACGAACCGACGATTCCGAAACCGGGGTTTGCTTCTTCTACAGTGAGAGCTCTTCTTTCTACGTAAACCATAGGTTTAACGGAAAGGTCAAAGACTCCAAATCTTGATGATGGAACGTATGCGTTCACAACAACAGTTAGACCATACAAGGAACCAACAATACCAGTAGAAGCAGTCGTAGAGACTGGGCTTCCGGGCATCATAGCTGCTTGAGTTGGGTTAGCTGCACCACCTGCTTCTCCCATACCTGCTGTAAAAGCAGTTACGAAGTCACCTAAGTCTAATAAAGACTTGTAGTGAGCTGGAGAGATGAAAAGATGGGTTGCGTTGTATCCATGAGTAGATGTTCGGTCAATACCTTGAGTGATATCAGAGAGAGCTAAGTCTCCTGCTGCGTCACCTGCGGCTCTTACATATCCGTTACGAACTAACCTTGCGGATGATTCGTTACCATATGAGTTCAACCTTGAACTTCCACTATCGATATCTCCTGCTACCATACCACTTCCGAAGAATCCGGAGTAAGGGTTGGTTGCAAAAGTTGTGATTGTTGCTTCAGTTGTGCTTTCGTCTATTGCGATAGTTCCGAATGTAGTATCCGCAGCGTTTGCGCCGAAAATGACTTTGACAACGTTGTCAGTCATGTGACGGTCTACAGCTCTGCGAGCTTCATTCAAAGCCATTTCAACTTCGTTGAAACGTGAATCTTCAATCATTCTACGGGTTACACCTACTGCAATACCCCATTCTAACACGGAGACACGCTCTGAGCGTAGCTTAGTGTGTTGGTATTCAGGGGTTGTTCCCTCGTTTATTTGTTCAAGCTTCATGCTTGGACGTGCTAGGGTAATATCAATATTACCGCCGGTATCTGTAGTCATTGGTTCAGCGAAAAATGAGAAAACTGGAAGCTGTGTGACTTTGTAGTCCATGATTGCTTCTTTGTAATCTATAAGTACTCTTTCTCCGAGACCTCCGTCTATAGACCCAGTATTCATACTGGTTAAAAGACCGGATGTTGGGGTTGGGTAATCTGTCATATCTATTTACTCCTTATTTGGTCAGAACCTTTATATAGGTTACTACTCCACTGTGTCCTTCTAACGCAACTGCTACGATTTTACCAGCGGTTGAACCTGCTACTAAAAGTCCGTTTACGGTGTCTACTTCTAAACTACCGCCTGAAGCGACAGTTCCTGTTGCTAAAGCGTTTAATATAACGCCTTTTCCTGTTACTACAGAAGCGATGCTTCCAGAATCTACATTTGTTAATGCAAAACCTAGAGTATTTAAAGCTCCAACCCCTGTTGCGGGGTCGACCTCACCATCTGATTCCATAGCAAGTATGTGTCCACCTGAAATGGTGGCTCCTGCTGTGAAGGGAAGTATCCTTGCGGGTGCTCCTCCATCATTTACTAATATTTCTGTTGCCATATTTATTTACCTCTTTTGTAGATAGCACGGTTTAATCTAATACTACCGTTCTCTACTTTCATGCCGACTGGACTTTCGCTTACTGGAGCTACATCTTCTGATGCTACTTTACCTTTACCGAAAGTTCTTTCGACGTCCATGTTTGGCTCTGGCATTGCTGCTAGAGCATCGTTAAACCCAGTCAATCTGGATTCATCCCAAGCGGATAGTTCCTCTACACGTGCATCCTTCTTATCTTCTTCGGTAGTACCAAATAAGACTTCGCGGGATATAATTGCTTCGACGGTTACAGCTTTCTTAGCTTCTGCTTCTGCGGCTAATCGTTCTTCTTCGGCTACTTTGAAAGATTCTAACTCTTTCATAGCTGCTTTAAAATCAGATTCGATTTCTGCTTTAGATGCTTCTGCTGCTTCTAGCTGTGAACGTAGTGAAGCGAATTCGCGTTCGACAATGTTCTCTGCTTCGGATTTTACATTAGTTTCTACTTTATCTTCTGACATAGTTTGTTCCTTTGTATTATCGCATTCACATTTTCCTTCATGGCCACCACAACCACAGTCGTGGTTATCATCAGGTATGTGTGAATCACATTTCGTTTCTATAGTACATTCCTTACAGACTGGGTCCATCTTTTCATTGTCAATGAAACTTACCTCTGTGGGACGAATATTGGTGGCATAAGTGTCACCCATGACATCAACATCGTTGGAAAACCAATCGATACTAACATGCGTCATATCTCCATCCTTAACTTTTTTCATTACTTCTTCGCCGCGGCCATATTTGTTAGATACTGTTGCCAACATCTTTACTGCGGTCTTTCCATTGTCCATCTCGATTAGCTCTGGATTAGCAGCCATGCCGATTAAGTCCTCGGCTGTTCTTTGATGGTCTACATATATCGGAAGGTCTGCAAAAGAAGTTAAA